GTTACACCAAAGAGATGATCAGGGAGATACTTGGTACATCATGTCCAGAATGGGATCCAAACCATGAGACTGGTAATGAATTGAGAAAAAGAAAGGGTAGAGAAATGAGAGCAGGGTTGAGACCTTATCCAACATATCCTGCAAAGAAGGTAGGTCCAAACTTTGATGAGGATGGTAAATACATATATCCAGAGGGATCTGGATTTAATTTTATGGATAAAGTGAATCCTGATTCTGAATGGAATTGTACAGGTGGTAAGGTATCCTAAATACATATGTGCATGTATAATTAAATGGCCAACTGGTATCAAGATCAACTAACTAATAAGAATTTTCTATCTCCTATTGGATTTGTGTTCTTACTAGAGAAAGCTCAGAAGACATCTTTCTTATGTCAGAAAGCAACTATGCCAACAATTACACTAGGTAATGTTGACATTCCTACTGCTGGTATGGTTCCTATTCCTGTAGAAGGTAATATTGTTTATGGTGATTTAGATATTGAATTCATTGTAGATGAAGACCTACGAAACTACATGGAAATTCATAACTGGATAAGAGCATTAGGAACACCTCAGAATTATGGGGAAAGAAAAGCATGGGAAAATTTGAATTCTACACCAGGAACAAATGATCCTAGATTTAGTGATGCCACTTTACAAGTACTAAACAATAATAACATTGCAAACTTTGATGTGTTATTCAAATCACTGTGGCCAACTAGTTTAAGTTCCTTACCATTTGATGTTACAGGAAGTGACACTAGTTATTTTACAGCGAGTGCAACATTTAAATACATATTATTTGAAGTGAGAAATGTATCTAGTATGACTAGGAGGTAACTATGTGGAACTTAAACATTAAACTACCATTTGAAAAACTTGCTGAATGGGAAAAACCATTAATTAAAAAATTTAAAGACAAGTTTAATCTGTCTGAATACCAATTACTTTGGATATCTTTCGGTAAGGGGCTTTTGATAGGTGCAATTCTCCTTTGAAAAACAGTTTGGAACTGGTGTAGACCCTTGGTATGCTCAAGCAAAGAGGTGGGCAAAGAAGCAACGCTTCCCAATTAACCATCTAGCCTTGGGTTTGGTAGCATGGTTGACAAAAGTCTGGATCGATGCTAAGATATATAACACCATGAGGTCTGTCGATAGGCAGGCTAAATCCATTGTACAGGATTGGGAGGAACAGGATGACAGAGCAAACACACGACACATCGTGGAGAAAGGAGTATTTGGGGATGAAGGCTGGTCTATCGAAATATCAAATCGGTCTTTTGGAGAACGGACCCCAACAACTAGCACAGGCATGGATACTGGGAGCGATGCACCAGGACTACAAAAAGATGAAGGGAATCAAGGAAGATTACCCTAAAGAAAACAAAGGACAATTACAATCTTCATTAAAGGATTTTTTCGCTAAAACAAAAGACCAAGGTATATAATGAATCTTGAACAACTTCAAGACCAATGGAAAGAGGACAGTGTAATTGATACTGACCTCTACTGTGAAGAGTCTATTAAAATACCTCAATTACATATGAGGTATATGGAATATTATAATACATTCTCTCTGATGAAGAAAGAACGTGAGAGTGAAATGAAAGGATTGATTAAAGAGAAATGGATATATTATAAAGGTAAAGCACCTTCTACTATCTACAAAGAGTTACCATTTGATTTAAAATTAACAGATAAGAAAGAAGTTGAAATGTTTATTGGTGCTGATGAGGAAGTCAGAAAACTTCAGTACAAGATAGACTACATAGATCAGGTCTTATATTTCCTTGATAGTATTTTACGAATGATAAACAATCGTAATTTTCAAATCAAAAATGCAATTGACTGGGAAAAATTTAAAAATGGTTTGTGATGCGTTACGGTTCTCCCTACAAGATAATTAATTTCGATACCCGTTCAATGAATAAAATCAGACGGGCAATCAATAGTATTAAAAGAGAATGGGAGACTGGTGTAGTACCCGAAGCAAAAGGTAGGGTTATGAGAAAGTCTGAGGTAACTTGGATTAATGATGAAATTGTTAATGGTTTACTATTAGAAGCATGTGACTATTGTAATAATGGTAACTGGGATTTAGATATTAAAGGTGTAGAACCTGTTCAGTTTGGTATCTATCCTGAAGGTGGTTTCTATGACTGGCATGTTGATCAACACAATGCTAGACTTGATCAAACAAGAAAAATAAGTATGTCCCTATTCCTCAATGAAGACTACGAGGGAGGGGATTTTGATTTGGAGCTATATAAACCAGGGACTGAAGAAAGATACGAGAGTTTTAAACTCGAATCTGGAACTGCTATATTTTTCCAATCGGATCAATGGCATAGAGTACGTCCTGTCACCTCTGGTGTGAGAAAGTCAATTGTAGCATGGTTTTATGGACCTCCTTATTCGTAAGAAGAATGAAGTTTATTTAAAAGTTGAAGCAGAACCTCATATAAATTATGAACTCGCAGATTTTTTTACCTTTGAGGTAGAGTCTGCGAAGTATATGCAGAAAACTAACAGGTATAGAGGGTGGGATGGAAAGATCCGTTTATATTCCCCTGCCACTGGAGAAATATATTGTGGTCTTGTAAGTTATCTTACTGACTGGGCAAAGAAGAAGGGATATAACTACGAGATTGAGGAGTCGGAAGATTTTGGAACTCCTTGCGAAGAGAATCAATTGATAACTCCTCAAGGGGTTGCTGAGTTTGTGAAGGCTTTAGCTCTTCCCGTAAAGATGAGGGACTACCAATACCGAGCAGTATACGAATCCCTAAGATACAACAGAAGGCTCCTATTGTCCCCAACTGCAAGCGGGAAATCCTTAATGATTTATTCATTAGTACGTTTTCATGTAAATGTTAAAAGAAATGTGCTAATAGTAGTTCCTACTACTAGTCTGGTAGAGCAGATGTATAAAGACTTTGAGGAATATGGATGGTTGGCATCCAAACACTGCCACAAAATATATGCGGGGCAAGAAAAATACACTGATCATGATGTGGTAATTTCCACTTGGCAATCTATCTACAAGGAACCTAACAAGTTTTTTTCTAGGTTCGATGTAGTCATCGGTGACGAGGCACACCTTTTCAAAGCTAAGTCTCTGACTACGTTGATGTCTAAGTTGCATGACTGTAAGTACCGTATAGGTTTTACTGGAACGTTAGATGGTGCTAACGTTAATCAATTAGTTTTAGAAGGTGTCTTTGGTAGATGTTCTAAGGTTACTAGAACCAATGAGTTAATGGAACAAGGTTATGTGGCTAAACTCAAAGTAAAAATTATTTTACTTAAACATAAAGAACAACTGTTTGATGGTTACCAAGATGAGATTGATTATCTGATAGAACATGATGTAAGAAATAATTTTATTAAAAATCTCACATTGGATCTTAAGGGAAACACACTAGTGCTATTTAACTACGTCGAACGACATGGAATTCCTCTGTATGAATTGATAAATAGTAATACAGATAATTCTGTATACCTTGTTCATGGCGGTGTGGATGTAAATGATCGGGAGGATATTAGATTCCTAACTGAAAAATCAGACAATGCTATTATTATAGCATCCTACGGTACCTTCTCAACAGGTATAAACATTCGTAATTTACACAATGTTATCTTTGCTAGTCCTTCTAAATCTCGCATTCGTAATTTACAGTCTATTGGACGAGTATTGCGGAAGGGAGACAATAAATCAAAAGCAACTCTATATGATATTGCTGATGATATATCAACAGACAGAGGAAACAACTACACGTTAAATCATCTAATGGAAAGAGTCAAAATCTATAGCGAAGAAAAGTTCGATTATGAAATCATAGAAGTCCAACTTTAAATTTATGGCAATAAATTACGCAAAACACGAAGAAGAGTTTTATGGGGTTTTCAAACTTACCAGTGGTGAGGAAATCTTAGGTAAAGCTGTCATTACACAAGATGGTGATGAGTCGCTAGTGTTCCTTCAACAACCTGTCTCTGTACATGTGATTGAAAAATCTATGTCACAGGATGGAAACAAGATGGCACGTGGAATTGGTTTTGCGAAATGGCAACAACTATCTGATGAAGATTTTTATATTATTAGGGAGAAGGATATATTAACAGTCTCGTCTATGACCAAAGAATGTATGTTCATGTATGAAACATATATCAATGGCGACGACGGCACGGTGCAGAAAAAATCAAGTCTTGAAATGAATGTAGACGAGCACAAGTCTTTAGGACACAGAGGGAAAATAGATGATGCTCGTCAGAAGTTTGAGGATATATTTAAAACTAGCTAATCTGTTCCCCTGAACCCTTACACGGTTAGTGTACAGCATTTTGGTTATCTTGTCAAGTTGCAGGTCTGATTTTTTTGTGGTATAATTAGAACAAGTGCAAAAGGTATATGGCCAAGAACACAAAAAAGAAACAACACTACGTTGATAATCAGGAGTTTTTGGCTGCTATTATCAAATACAAAGAGAAGGTTGAGATTGCTAAAATCAAAGGTCTTTCTAAACCTCGTGTCAGTAATTACATAGGAGGGTGCTTCTTGAAGATAGCACAACACCTATCTTATAGACCAAACTTCATCAACTATATGTACAAAGATGATATGGTCTGTGACGGTATAGAAAATTGCATACAATATATCGATAATTTTGATCCGTCTAAGTCTAGAAACCCTTTTGCTTACTTCACTCAGATAGTTTACTACGCATTTCTCAGACGTATTGCTAAAGAGAAACGTCAGATGGATATCAAAGATAAAATTTTAGAGAAGTCAGGTTACGATCATGTGTTCACAGTTGACGGAGATGCTTCAGCAGACTATAATCAAATTAAGTCACGTGTAGAAATGAACACTAAGAGATGAAGATCCTTTTAATTACCGATCAACACTTCGGTGTTCGTAATGACAACCTGCATTTTATTAATCACTATAAAAAATTCTACGGTGAGATTGTTTTACCTTTTATAAAGGCATCTAAAATTGATACAATTATTAACTTAGGTGATACATTTGATAAACGTAGAAGTATCAATTTCATGTCTCTTGATGAAACAAAAGAGATGTGGTTTGATCCTTTGAAAGAATTGAATGTCAAGATGACATGCTTAATAGGAAATCATGATATCTATTATAAGAATACACTTAGAGTAAATGCTCCAACAGAACTATTGGGAGAGTATGACTACATCGATGTCATTGACAAACCTACTACCCGTAATTTTGGTGGTCTTGATATTCTTCTTCTGCCTTGGATATGTGATGATAACTATGAGAGAACGCTACGATGCATCACAGAAAGTACTGCTCCTATCTGTATGGGCCATCTTGAGCTTAACGGTTTTGAGGCTCATCCTGGTCACATAATGGATAGAGGAATGGATCCTTATATCTTTAGGAAATTTAATAAGACATTTACTGGACACTACCATTCAAAATCTAACAAGAATAATATTTACTATCTTGGTAATCCTTATCAGTTGTATTGGAACGACTATAAAGCAAAGAGAGGATTCCATGTTCTAGATACAGAAACACAAAAGACTACATTTTATAGAAATCCATTTGACACTTTCCATAAACTTTACTATAATGGGGGTGTTACTCTACCCGATAAAGACGAGGTTAAAGGAACCTTCGTTAAATTAATCGTAGAAGACAAAGGTGACTATTCCAAATTTGATTATACAGTCAGGAAACTCCAAGATATGTCTCTTGGAGATCTTAAGATTGTTGAAGATCTTAGTGTGGAACTGGAGACTGGAGATTCTTCGATGGAAACCGAAGACACTTTAACTATGTTAGACAACTACATAGATGAAATAGATCTTAAAGTTGATAAATCAAATGTTAAAAATGTTATGAGATCTCTCTATATGGAGGCATCGGAAATATAATGTTTATTTTAACTACAAAAAAAGGTGGAGTATATTCTGTTCCTGATAAGGATAAGAATAAAATTGTCCAATGCTTTGAAGAGAGAGATGATGCTGAAAGGTACAAATCTTTATTAGAAGCAGATGATTATAAACCTGATCTACATTTACAGGAGATAGAACAGGATTTAGTAGCAATGCAGTGTAGTAACTATGGTTATCAATACACTGTAATACCTCCTGATGTTCTTGTTATTCCACCTACCATTAAAGAATGATTGTTTTTGAGAGTATTCGGTGGAAGAATTTTCTTTCCACTGGTGATCAATGGACTGAAATTTCATTAAACGAATCCAAGGCAACTTTAATAGTTGGATCAAATGGTGCTGGCAAATCAACAATGCTTGATGCATTAACGTTTGCCTTGTTTAATAAACCGTTTCGTAAGATCAGTAAAAGTCAATTAGTTAATAGTATCAATGAAAAAGGTACTAAAGTTGAAGTAAATTTTAGCATAGGAAAAGATGACTATCGTGTATTCAGGACAATCAAACCGAACGGTTTCGAGGTTTACAGGAATAATAAAATGGTTGACCAAGACGCTGCAGTCAAGGACACCCAAAAATACTTGGAACAATCAATCCTTAAACTCAACTACAAGAGTTTCACACAGGTTGTCATCCTTGGTTCATCCACATTTGTCCCCTTCATGCAACTCAACGCACCTAACAGGAGAGAAGTTGTGGAAGATTTACTGGACATCAAGATCTTCTCAAACATGAATACGCTCCTTAAGGATCGTATAAAAGTTTCACAACAACAAAGTAAGGACTGTATTTATCTTTTGAATATAGCAGAAGAGAGAGTAAATGCACAAACAAAACTTATAAAATCATTAAGAGAAGTAAACACAACTAGAAAAAAAGAAAAAGAAGAGAAAGTAATACATAATACGGCTAAGATAAGTACAACTGAGGCTAACAAGTCTGTAAAGGAAGCAGAACTTAAGGAACTTCAAACAATAATATCAGGGACTGAAGATAAAGCATCTTATTTACAAGAGTTAAGAGGTAAAGCATCTGATATAAATTCAGATCTAAAGAGAGTTTCAAAGGAAATGAAATTCCTTAAGACCCATGATGATTGTCCTACCTGTCAACAATCTATTGATGCAAGTTTTAAGAAAACAAAGATAACTTCTTTGACAGAGAGTGGTGTTAGTTTATCTAAAGCTTATAAGAAAGAACAAAAAGCTATTGAAAAGATAGTTTCTATCATAGAGAAAGCCGATGAGTTGTCGATGAAGGCTCACGAACTTAGAAGTGATATTAATTCAAGTGAAAGAGATATCATTAGATTAGAATCTGATAATGCACAGATCCAAAAAGAGTTGGATAAGTTAACAGCATCACCTAGTATTGAAAAGGAATTAACAGCACTTGCTCAGGCAGAAACTGATTTAGAAACTACCAAGGTTGATTGTGGTTCGGTAAGTAAAACTTTAGATGAGTTTCAAGTAGTATCTAATTTACTAAAAGACTCTGGTATTAAGAAACAAATTATTAAAAAATATGTACCTGTTTTTAACAACCTCATTAATAAATATCTGCATAACATGGATTTCTTTGTCAACTTTACACTTGACGAAGAGTTTAATGAAGTTCTTAAGAGTAGGTTTAGAGATGAGTTTAGTTACTCTTCCTTCTCTGAAGGAGAAAAACAAAAGATTGATTTAGCACTTCTCTTTACATGGAGAGAGGTTGCACGCATGAAGAATTCTGCTGCAACTAATCTTCTTATACTAGATGAAGTATTTGATAGTTCACTAGATGCTGATAGTACTGGTGCTCTACTTGCTATACTTGGTGAACTAGGGAAGTCAACTAACATATTTGTTATATCCCACAAAGGTGATATACTAATAGAGAAGTTCCCTACAACCTTAAGGTTTGAAAAGATAAACGATTTCTCAAAACTAACTGAAGATGTCTGAACTATGGAAAATATGGAAATACTCGTTAGGTTCTTTCTCTGATGAAAAGACGAAGAAGTATGATGATATTGTGGTCGTTGTACGATCTATTATCTTTATCAGTTATCTTATTACTAATTGTTTCATTACGGCAGGGGTGATCCGTCATTGGGGTGACAGTGATAAAAGTGTCCACCCTTCGTTGACTCGTTCTGTAGGAGTGCTATAATATGCATATACACAAGAAACGCAGAAGTATGACAATCAACCAAGAAGTAAAAGGAACCCTCGCTAGATTACTAGCAACAGAGAACCTAACAGTTGAGCATCGTAAAGTATCAACTGCGTACTTCGATGTTGAGAAAAGATTGCTTTGCCTTCCTATCTGGAACACTGCTTCAGAAACAGTATATGATCTTCTAGTAGGACATGAAGTAGGACATGCTCTCTATACCCCACAGGAGGGTCTACAAGACGCACCAAAAGCATTTGTTAATGTCTTAGAGGATGCACGTATAGAACGTATGATGAAGGTAACTTATCCTGGTCTTAGAAAAACATTCTTTGACGGATATAAAGAATTATGGGATAAAGATTTCTTCGGTGTTAAGAATGAAGATATAACAAAAATTTCTTTAATTGATCGTATCAATTTATATTATAAAGGTAATGCTTCTATTAAGTTTACTGATGAAGAGCAAGTATTTGTAGACAGAGCAGCAGTTACCAAAACATTTAAAGATGTTATTGATCTAGCAAATGACTTATATGATTACGCACAATGTAAAGAAGAAGCTAAACCAGACTTCGATGACTTAGAGAGTTTAGATAGTCTAGGAAATGAAGAGGGTGAAGGTGAATCAATGGATACAGAAGAGGAGATTCAAATAGAACCAACTTCTGAAGAAGATGATTCTAGGAAATCTGAGAGTAAGTTTGATAGAGAACAGAGTCAACCAGAAACAGATGAGAATGGAGAAGGTGGTAACAGTATTACTAAAGGTGCTGGTAAAGATTATGATGAGACTGAGAGTATAACAGATGGAGCATTCCAAGAAGCACTTGAAACTCTAGTATCTGATGATGCTAAGGAATGGGTTTATCTTACTTTACCTAAAGTAGATATCTCAAAAATGGTTACCCCTGCAGCAACTGTACAAGAGGATCTTAAATACCACTTCTATGGATACCCAGTTTCATCTAAAGAAGAACTAAAAGAATGGGATGAGTCACGTGAGTATGGTATACAACACTTCAAAGATTTTAAAAAGTCTGCTCAGAAGTCTGTTAACTATCTTGTAAAACAATTTGAGATGAAGAAGTCTGCTGATCAATACAAGAGAGCAGCAACTTCTAAGACTGGTGTTATTGATACAAACGCACTTCATAAGTATAAGTTGACTGAGGATATCTTTAAGAAGATTACTACAGTTCCAGATGGTAAGAATCATGGACTTGTAATGTTTCTTGACTGGTCAGGTTCAATGAATAGTGTTTTACTTGATACTCTTAAGCAAACTTACAATCTTATATGGTTCTGTAAGAAAGCAAACATACCATTCAGAGTTCTCGCATTCCAAAATGGTTATTACAATCGTAATGATGTTTTAACTCATCCTGCTGTAAAACAAAAAGCAAATCAATTACATGTAGGAAGTGATATTCGTTTGATCGAATTCTTTTCTTCCAGACAAAATGCAAGATCTTTAGAAGAGTCTTTAAAACTAATTTACCTTCAAGCATTTTCTATGAATGGATGGAGATTGAGATCACATCAACAGTATGGTCTTGGTGGTACACCATTAGCAGAAGCAATCTTTTGTGCTCGTGAAATTGTTGAAGAGTTAAAGAGAGTTGATAAAGTTCAGAAAGTAAATGTAGTTTGCTTGACTGATGGTGAAGCAAATCCTATGCAATGGTTAGAGAAAGTTGATAAGCAAGACTGGAGTCCTTATACTGATGATGGTTTACGTCCAAGACAATTATGTCATTCTCATGGTAGAGTATTTTTCTTAAGAGATCCTAAGACTGGATACACTAAGAAAATACATTGCAGTCCTTATACAACAACCAGAGAAATTGTTAGTTTCTTTCGTGAGATAACTAACTATAACTGGATTGGTATTCGCTTATGTAGTAAGGCAGATGCTAATAGAGTATTTCGTTTCTTTGCTGACGAAATGTATTCTAAACTAGATAAGCAGTGGAAGAAAGAAAGATTTGCTTCAATCAAAAATGATTATGGATTTACTGAAGCATTCTTTATGCCAGATCAAGGCATCGGTTCAGACTCTGCTGACCTTGAAGTTAAACAGAAAGGTGAAGTAGCAACCAGAGCAGAATTATCACGTGCATTTAAAAAACACATGGGTTCTAAAATGACTAACAAGACTATCCTTAACAAATTCATTGAGCAAATAGCATGATTATCCATGACGATGAAACCATCGTAACCTCAGTGGGAAGAATGATTCGCAACACAGTGAGTCAACTTCCCAATTTAGAAACTAAGGTATCTGAATACCCAGAAATATTTCACAATGAAATACATTTAGTAAATGAAATGTGGACATGTGATGGTCTTCGTAAGATACATTTAGAGTATGGAGAAACAGGAAAGAAGAATGGTAATCTAGAAGTTTTACATTGTGTATTCTTTCCAGATCCTTTGTACAATCTTCCTATCTTTGGATGTGATATTGTTGCTAATCCTATAAAGGTAACTGCTGCAATAGTTGATATATCTCCTGTTCATGGAAATAAAGATATCTACAAAAAAATAAAACCAATTGCAGATCAGTATCATGATTTTGATTTTCGTAAACTACCTGCTTGGGCAGATATATTCTCACCCTATTGTAAGTTTATGAGATTGAATGAGGACTGGGATAAGGTACATTATTATGAATTACTTCAAAAGTATCTCAATGTATATTGTGAAGCAGTAAATAATGCTGAGAAAGGATCCATAGAAGATGCTTATAAAAGATATCAAGATCAAACATATTATTGTAAGAAACAAAAAATGAATAGAAAGACTGAGGGAGTTCTCAGTCAATGGTTTGATAAAGAGTGGGCAAATAATTATATTGAGAATACTCTATTTGATAATCCAAAACCTATTTTAAATTTATGACTTTACCCCCAACTAGATGGTCAGCACAAATACTTCTATCAAGTAACAGATTACAAAAGGTAGAATTTATGTGTCCATCTAATTTGAGAGAAGATGCCGAACAGAGATGTAAGGCACTTTTTGGTGTTACTGATGTAAGACAGTTGACTAGGATATGGACCAGTTAAATAACTGTCTCTAAGTGGTTGCATGTGCAAGCCATTATGTTATAATAGATGTATAGACAACAAACAATCCAAATGCCCTTCACTAGAAAATTCACCGATGACGACTTAGTAGATTTCCTATCACAGTATGGAAACGATATCAGTGCAAGTCACGTTAAGACTGCTGCTGATCACCTTGGAGTTCAAGTACAAAGTGTAACTAAGAGGATGAATAAAATTCCTCGTCTTACTAAAGTTACTCGTGGCAAATGGTTTTTAACAGCACAAGATCTTATTGATGCTTATGAAGCACCTGCTGCTACTCCAGCAATAGAAGTAAATTACATTCCAGAGAAAGATCCAAATTATGTTCCATTCGGAAACTTTACTTCGATCAAAAAAATTATTAAGTCTAAACTATTCTACCCTGCATTCATCACTGGATTGTCAGGTAATGGTAAGACCTTATCAGTAGAACAAGCAGCAGCAGATCTTAACAGAGAACTTATTCGTGTAAACATTACAATAGAAACAGATGAGGATGATCTTATTGGCGGTTTCCGTCTTGTCGATGGCAGTACTGTTTGGCACAACGGACCTGTTATTGAAGCACTTGAACGTGGAGCAGTGCTCCTATTGGACGAAATCGATCTCGCATCCAACAAAATCCTCTGCTTGCAATCCATCCTAGAAGGTAAAGGTGTCTTCTTGAAGAAGATCGGTAAGTATGTTAAACCTGCTGCTGGATTCAATATCATTGCTACTGCCAATACTAAAGGTAAAGGATCAGAGGATGGTAGGTTCATAGGCACTAACGTTCTTAATGAAGCATTCCTAGAAAGATTCCCAATCACCTTTGAGCAAGAGTATCCTTCTGCATCTATAGAAAGTAAAATTCTTATCAATCAAGGTTGTGATGCAGCATTTACTGATAACCTTATCAAGTGGGCAGGAGTAATCCGTAAGACTTTCTTTGATGGTGGTGTTGATGAAGTGATTACCACTCGTAGATTGGTTCACATTGTTCAAGCATACAAGATCTTTGGTGATCGTTTGACTGCTATTACCAATTGTGTCAACCGTTTTGACGATGATACTAAACAATCTTTCCTTGATCTTTATACAAAGGTTGACGCAGGAGAAGATACAGAGTATAATGAAGGGACGTAACACCCCTTCATTATGAATAGGAAATACAATGAGGAGGAGTATCTAAAGGAGATCTCTGAATACATTGCAAACACATACCGAGGTCATTATTCTGTAGGAAACGTACAGACTCTTGACCTTATTGATTCTGTGGGTGACGCTGAAGCATTCTGTAGGAGTAATGTCCTAAAGTATGCTTCTCGCTATGACAGAAAAGGATCAGCACGTAAGGACATCGTTAAGATAATCCATTACGGCATACTACTACTGCACTTCAACGACAAACGTGAGAAGGCAGACTCTATAAACGCAGGAAACACCACTGCATTCGCTGTTGATTATGACAAATGACTGTAATTACTAAACCGACAATTGAAGTACTTAAGAACTTCTGTTCTATCAATAAGTCTATTGTTATTAAACCTGGCAATCAAATTGCAACGCTCAGTATTAATAAAAATATACTTGCTATTGCTGATGTTGAAGAACAGTTCGATAAACAAATATCGATCTACGATTTGGGAGTATTTCTTGGAGGTTTATCTTTATTTGATCAACCTAAGATCGATACTTCTAAAGAAAATTACTTAACAGTAAGTGACACAGCAGGTAGATCTAAGACTAGATTCTTCTATGCAGATCCTGATGTTATTACTCAACCACCTGAGAAAGAGATATCTCTTCCTAGTGTTGATGTTGACTTTAGATTAGATCAATCTGTTCTGCAACAATTGCAACGTGCAGCAAGTGTGTATCAATTACCAGACCTTTGTCTATATGGAGATGGTAGTGAGATTCAACTTCGTGTAACAGATAAGAAGAACGATAGTTCTAATAGTTTCTCTGTGGGTGTTGGAACTACTGAGAATGAGTTTTGTTATTGTTTCAAGGTTGAAAACTTAAAACTTCTACCAGGTTCTTATCAAGTCTCTGTTAGCAAAACTAATGTTGCTTTATTCCAAGGTGATGGTATTAAGTACTTCGTTGCCTTAGAACCCAATACATGATATACTGAGTGTATGAACATCTTTGTTACTGATCCTGACCCTGTTGTATCTGCACAGTGTCTACCTGATAGACACGTAGTCAAGATGCCCCTTGAGTCTTGCCAAATGCTTTCCATTGTTGCCTCTGCCAGTTGGGGTCATGGATTCGGTCATTTACCTAAGAAGAAAACTGGTACTTGGTATGCTACTGCTAAGGGTGCATTTCGTAATCACCCTTGCACTATATGGGCTCAGAGTAACTTCCGTTGGTTAATCAAACATGGTCTAGCACTATGCGAAGAGTATACACACAGATACAATAAGACACATTCGTGTCAACTTACTCTAGAGTATGCTGACATCATCTTCCCTGCTATCGAGTGTCCTACTCCTTTTACCAGAGCTATGCCAGATGAGTATAAACATGACACAAGCATTGACACTTTTACTGCTTACAAAAATTACATTAGCAGCAAACCTTGGGTTGCATCTAATTATTTACGTGACCCATCCAGAAAACCGAATTGGTTATGAATGATTTTTTATGGGTAGAAAAATACAGACCTCAAACTATAGAGGACTGTATACTTCCCGAAGATTTAAAACAAACTTTTGATAGTTTCTTAGAGCAAGGTGAGATACCAAATCTACTTCTTTCTGGATCTGCAGGTGTTGGTAAAACTACTATTGCGAAAGCATTATGTAACGAATTAGGAGCAGACTTCTATGTTATTAATGGATCTGATGAAGGGAGGTTCTTGGACACTGTACGCAATCAGGCAAAGACCTTTGCTGCTACTGTTTCTCTTACATCTGAATCTCGTCATAAAGTTCTCATTATTGATGAGGCAGATAATACAACACCAGATGTCCAACTCCTCTTACGTGCGTCAATTGAGGAATTCCAGAAGAACTGCCGTTTCATATTCACGTGTAACTTTAAGAACAAAATAATAGAACCATTACATAGTAGAACAACAGTAATTGATTTTAATGTCCGTGGAAAATCTAAACAAAATCTTGCAGCATTGTTCTTCGAGCGATGCAGAGATATCCTTACCAGAGAGGAAGTACGGTTCAATGACAAAGTGGTTGCCACCGTCGTACAGAAGTACTTCCCAGACTTCAGAAGAACACTCAACGAACTCCAAAGATATAGTTCAACAGGTTCTATCGATACTGGAATCCTCGCAGCGTTAGGTGATGTTAAGATTGATACTCTTGTAGATCATCTTAGGAATAAGAAGTTTAATGATGTTAAGAAGTGGGTAACACAGAATTTAGATAGTGATCCTACTGCTATAATGAGGAATTTGTATGACAGTCTTTCTCCTATTATGGAGGGACCAAGTGTTGCTGCTGCTGTACTTATCATTGCAGAGTATCAATACAAGTCTGCCTTTGTGGTAGATCAAGAGATTAATCTATTAGCATGTCTTACACAGATTATGTTGGAGTGTGATTTCAAATGAGACAATTAGACAACCCAAAAACAAAATTGTATTATCAATTTAAGAATTTTGTTTTGTCTAAATCTTTTCCTTGGTACATGTATGAACAGCAACAGAGTGATGAGTTTCATAAATCTGATCCTTTGGCAAAGACTAAGTTCTATCATCCATCGATGAATTTAGATAGGATGGGACATGCTAGAACTTTTATACATGGTTTATTAGGAAGACCAACATTGAATGAACCTTATTCTCAACCAGAAAGATATTTTGATACTGCTTTAGATGTATGTAAAGAAATCTTTAATCATAATGAGTTTAGAATAAATTCATTTTTAAGGATGGCTGTTAACATGGTTTTTCCTGATCCTAATATTGATACTACATATATTCATGTAGATCATCGTCATGAGCATCATAATATGTTAATATACTTAACAGATGCTGGTGGTGAAACCATAGCGGAAAGTGGATACCATGATCCCAAAGAAGATGATGTGGTTGTCTTTGATGGATATCATACACATAATGTACCAAAGACAAAACCAAGAGTGGTTCTTGTTGCAACTTTTATTTAATTATGATTACTAAAGAGAAACAAAAAAACCAAGTCAAGTCCAGATTTTATTATATATTCTGGGGTCTTGCAACTGTATCAGTATTTGCTGGACAGATATATGTTGGATCTGGATATCGTCAGATGTCAAGATCTTTTAATAGAATTATGGATTCTATTGTTGTTGAACTCAATAGAGGATTAGATACAGAGAGGTACTATTAATGATTTTTTTATCAAAACCATCAGTGTATAATTTACCTGGTACATGGGAGAAACAACCTGATGTTTTAATCCCACATCTACATCTAACACCAGATCAAGGATTTATTTTATTCTTTGGTTTAGTTGTTTTAGGTTTAGTTGCTTATGGACTTTATCTTACAGTAGGAGCAGGTAAGAAAGAACTAAGAGATCCTATTGACGAACATGCTAAGATGCATGAGTTGGGTATTGCCCACGGTCATGGTGGAAATAAGGAGGCATACGAAATGTCTGGTAAACTTAAGCACACACATGATGAAAAATGAGAATCACCCAGAAGATAATTGATCAAATTCAATTAGCAATGACTCACACCAAAATGAATGGTGATACCAATTGGAAAGATGGTGATGAGATTGAAGTGTGTCTTGGTGGCACATTTGCTGGAGATAAGTTCATAGCAATTCACAACAGAACACG